GATGTTGAAAGCTAAAGATGCTATTCAAGAAGAACTGAATCGATCTACCTCAACAATTCCAAGACCTCGCAGTTATTTATCAAGAACAGGTAAAGGGTTATGAGTAGACGTAATCAAAGAAAAACATATACCTCTAGACCTGCTATTGCACATTCATCAGTAACTACACATAAACGTAAGCCTGTCGAACAAAGGGCTTATGAAGCATCCAGTACAGGTCGTAGATTAGGTCAATGGGATGCTCCTGCTTTGTCTGCTACAAATGCAGTCACTACAGAAATTGATATTTTGCGTAGGCGACAACGAGCGTCTATTCGTAATAATCCTTGGATTTCTCATGGTTTAAAAGCTGATGTAGCCAATGAGACAGGTACTGGTATTATACCTCGTCCAACAACCTCTGATGATCGTTTTAACAAGGAAATTTTAGAACTTTGGAATGAATATAACGCTTACGCTGATATCACAGGGCATTTAGGTGCTTACGGAATTCAAGCACAAGCGGTACGCTCACGTAAAGAATCTGGTGAAAGTTTTATATTAATTCATCGACAACGATCTAATAGAAATATTCCTTGTCCTGTTCAGTTTCAGGTTATTGAATCTGAAATGTGTCCTGCTTGGTATAATAAAGATTTAGGTGATGGTAGTAATCGTATTGTTTCAGGTGTTGAAGTAAATGGTTATGGTCGTCCTGTAGCCTATTGGATGTACAAAGAAAACCCTGATGAACTTTTAGTTAGTCGTAATTCTTATGATTTAGTTCGTATTAAAGCAGATGATGTAATACATCATTTCATACCCAATCGTCCCGGACAGTTAAGGGGTGAGCCTCAAGGGGTACAAGCGTCCGTTAGAGCGTATGTGTATGATAAATATGATGACGCTGAACTTGGACGTAAGGAATCGAAAGCTAATTTTACAGGGGTTATTCGTAGACCTGATTATGGTGAGAATGATTACAAATTTGATCCGATCAGTGGTCAACCTTTAACTAAAGATGATAATGATGCTCCACAAGTCGAACTTGAAACTGGATCTTTTCCTAACTTATTACCCGGGGAAGATATAACGGTTTTTGATGGTGATGATGCAGGTCGTGGTTATCGTGATTTCCAGTGGCATCAGATGTTAGGAATATCAGCAGGGTGGGATATTCCTTATCAAATTATGACGGGTGATTATACATTAATTAATGATCGTATCTGGCGAGCTGTTATGAACCAGTATCATAGAGAAGTTGAGCAGGTTCAGGATTTATACGTCATTGCTCAGATTTGCCGTAGAATGTGGAATGAGTTTGTAGATCGTGCTATTCTTTCAGGTATTGTTAAAGCACCTTTAGATAATGGTAATAAATTCAACAGGTTACGTTGCAAGCATCGTCCTCCTGCTTGGAAACATATTCACCCTGTACAAGATGTTCAGGCTAAGGTTTTGGAAATCGACAATGGATTGACCTCCCGGCAAAAAGTTGTCGATGAAACTAAATCTGAATCTGTTGAAGAAATTGATCGTCAACGGTCTGAAGATAATAAACGTGAAGAAGATTTAGGTTTAAATTTTGAAATTGAGGAAAAGGATGATGAATCCGATACAAAAACTAAGTAGATTATTCAGGGCTAATCCTAAAAATAATTTTTTAACTGAATTACATACTAAAATAAGTAAACCGTTATTTGTGCAACCTCAACTTGGTAAATCGTTAATAGATTCTTATCTCAGGATGGGTAATGTTGAACAAGCACATTCTGATTCAGATGGTGTTGGTTCGAGTCTTGATGTGACTATTCAGGAAGGCATTGCTGTCATGGACATATCCGGGGCGTTAGTTGACCGTGAAATGTCAGTACCATGCGCAAGATCACCTGTTTCATACGAAGCAATTAAAATGGAAATGGAATCATTATTAGATAATAGTAATCTCACAACCATCATTGCACGTTTAGATAGTCCGGGTGGTGTTGCTTCACAGAACATGGATTTATCTGACTTCATTTATGAAAGTCGAGGTAAAGGAAAAAAATTAATTGCTGTTGTCGATGATATGGCATATTCAGCAGGATACAGCATAGCTTCAGCGTTTGATGAAATATGGATCACTCGTACTGGTGGTGTTGGTAGTGTTGGTGTAGTATCATATCATGAAGATTATTCAGAATATCTTAAAAAACAAGGTATTAAGGTTGAATATATTTATGCAGGGGATAAGAAAATATTCGGAAATCCTGCTGAACCGTTGAGTAAAGATGCTCGGGCAGATTATCAACATGAAGTTACTCGTTTATACGATATTTTTACAGAAACCGTTGCTCGAAATCTTAACATGAGTGTTGAAGATATTCGAGCAACAGAAGCAGGTACTTTCCACGGCAATGATGCTATTAAAGCAGGTTTTGCTCACAAGTTAGGTACTTTTGATGATGTTCTTCAATCAATTCTTGAAGAAGAACAAACTATTGACAATAAGGATCTAATTATGTCTGATAATACTATTGAAAAAAATCAAGAGTCAGAAGTGACTGATGAAAATTTGGAATCAACTAATGAAGTTGTTGAAGATACTGAAAACCCGGTTGATTTAGCAGAAGCAGAAGTTGCAGAGCAAGAAGCTAAGGCTTACAAGGCATCAATTGAGGCTGTTTGTATGGTGGCTAACGTGTCACCTGAAGCAACCGCAAAGTTTATTGAGGCTAAAATGAGCATTGATGATGTTCGTGAAAATCTTATGAAGCTCACGGCTAATCCGACAAGTCAGGTTTCCAATACGGAAGGTGTGGCTATTGTTACTGATCAGAAGCAAGCTATTGCAGATGATTGGGATAATGCTTTTAAAAAATAAGCAATTTAATTAAACTTTTTATCGAGGAGATAAAATTATGCCTTTATTTGGAACTGAAGGAACTCATGCAGGTGAGTTCATTGTAAGTGAAGCAAATGGTTCACGCTCTCGAACTACAGCAACCGTTACTTCTGGTCAAAACCTTGCCGCAGGTGCTATTGTAGCAACCGTAGCAGGTAAGTTGGTCGAGTATGATAATGGTGGTGCTAGTGGTGCGGAAGTCGCTACAGGTATCCTGTTTGATGCTGTTGATGCTTCTGCCGCTGATGTTGAAGATGCCGTTGTTATTACCCGTGATTGTGAATACAATTTATCGGAAGTTATTTGGGAAGCAGGTCAAGATCAAGCCGCACAAGATGCAGGTGTTGTCGATCTTCTCGCTCAAGGTCTTATTGGACTATAAGCATTTATTTTAATTTTAAACCAAGGAGTTTAAAATCATGGATTTCATGAATATTTTTGAAAATGATGCTTTTACGTTAGCATCTATGACCTCAGCTATCGAGCGAGTACCTACTAATCCAGGTACTTTAGGTCAACTTAATCTTTTTAACAACCACCCTATCCGTAATGTATCGGTAGGTATTGAAGAACGTGAAGGTACGTTAAATCTGATTAAAACCAGTAAACGTGGTGCGCCTCTCGAACAGGGTACTGGTAAAAAGGCTACCATGCGTTATTTCGGTACTACACGTATTGCTAAACAAGATGTTATTCTAGCTTCTGAATTGCAATTTATTCGCCAGTTTAATACTGAAGATCAGATTAAAGAACTTCAGGCTGAACTAGCTTTGCGTATGGGTGGTGCTGATGGTTTACTGGCAGATGTTCAGTATACTAAAGAAAATATGCGTTTAGGTGCAATTCAAGGTAAATTCCTTGATTCTGATGGTAGTGTTATTTATGACTATTTCACTGAATTTGGTATTACTGAAAATACTGAAATTGCTTTTAGTTTAGCTACGGCTACTGATGGTGCTTTACGTGAAAGTATCCAGCAAAACGTTATCCGTCCAATGCGTAGGCTTGCCAAAGGCGCACGTTACACTGGCGTAAAAGCATTGTGTTCAGCGTCTTTCTTTGATGCTTTGTTAAAGAATCCTGAAGTACGTGGTTCTTATGAAGGTATTCCAGAACAGGTCTGGTTGCGTACAAATTACGATGGTCGATCTTTTGATTTCGGTGGTGTTGAATGGATTGAATATATAGGTGATGATGAAAACGCTGAAGTTAAGGTTGCTGATGATAAATGTGTTTTCATTCCTACAGGTGTCGGTAACGGTATCTTTGAGGCACTTTATTCTCCTGCTGAATCGTTTGCCGATATTGGCACGTTAGGCCGTGAAGTGTATGCTTACACTACTCCTGATCTGAAACATGATCGATTCGTTGAGTTAGAAGTAGCAAGTTATCCGTTATTTTTATGTAAACGTCCTGATTTGTTATTTAAAGGCAAACTCGGTGCTTAACGGTTAGTCGTTTTAGTGTTAGAATTAAGGGTAACTTAAATTAGTTACCCTTTTTTTTTATCTGGGATT